TCTCGATCTTGGTCTTGTTCATGCAACACCTTTCGCTTCGCCCTGCAGCATGTTCACTCGTACGACCGCAGCGGCATTGGGTGGACTGACGCTGTTGCCGATCATCGCAACCTGATTCGCTTTGGAGCCGATCAGCAGGTAGTCGTCATGGAAACCCTGCGCTCTGGCCAGTTCGCGAGGCTCGAGCATTCGCAGGCCGATGTCGACGATCTGCCAGGGCTCTCCTCTGATAGTGACTAGACCGAATCTGTGCTTGCTGGTCACCGTGCCAAGCGGCTTGTAGGGAGTTCATCAGCAATGGCCCGCAAGGATGCTCTGAGTCGCTCAACTTCAGGGATCAACTCCAGCAGGAATGCTCGTCATTACCTGGCACCCGGTAGTCAACAATCTCCCACTTGCTGCTCATGTTTCTCCCGCGGAATCGCGATCGCGAACGCCTCGCGGACGGCCGGCTCGAGGCTGGCCGCGACGTCGTCGAGCCGAAGGGCCCGTAGTCCGACCTGCGCCTGCCGGGCGTACTCGATGATGTAGATCGCTCGACGCTGGGCGAGTCTCATCCCTCTAGACATGGCGTGCCCCCTTTCTGATAAGCTATATTTCTGTCGATTTTATGGGGTGAATTTCTTAGTGACGGAAAACCGTCTAGTGTAGGCAATGTATGATTATGTATGCACGCCAGCCGAGCCATAGGTAAAATAAAACGGGGCCGTTTTTTTCTATAACTTCTGCGTAGGGTCCTTACACTCATTACACTTCTTACACTTCCTACACTAAATATAAAACAAAAATACACATATATAAGAGTCACTGTACACCCCCTTCGGATTGTGGAGCACCCCCCGAAGTCGTGTCGCACAATCGGTAGTACACTCCGTCCCCGTGGCGGGCTCTCTGGATCACCCACCGCCCAACCGGTTTGTTCACGGATCTACCTAGAATTTTCCGGCCGAACGCAGACAGGCAGGACCGCCCCGACCCGTGCCCGGTGACATGGCTGAACACGTCGATCTCGGTCGCCAGATCCAGCAGCGTCGCGACCGAGACCATCTGCTCGCCGTACCGCGCGAACCACTTCTCGACGAACACGATCATCTCGTCGTCGCCGGGGTTCGCGTCCCGAGCCCACGCCTCGACATTGGCTCGCCACTCGCGATATCCGCCCGCCCAGAGGATCCCGCCGACGGTCTCCGACCACGCTTCGAACCCCCCCAGCCGGGACGCACGCCGCGGCCGGCATCCGTCGCAGACCCAGCGGTGCACGAGCCCCAGCAGGCAGGCGTACACGTTCCTCCGCTCGAGCCTGACGTACTCGCGCAGGTCGGGGTGGGCAAAATCGACCCGCCGCTCGGGCGATCCGCTCTCGGGCTGTAGCTCGATCGGTATGGTCCGCTTGGCGAGTTCGCCAGAGAACTGCACGTTGTTCCCGGTCCCGACCAGGATCGCGTTGTTCGGAACGTCGATCACCCGCGACGCACCCAACACCCGCCCCTGAAACGTCGCCGTCGTCAGCAGCGAGGCCAGCGACGCCGAGTTAATCCACGGGGGCAGGTTATCCAGGTGCACGATCGTGTGTCCGCGCAGCAGCAGGGCAAGGATCCGCTTGTCACGTTCCTCCTCGCTCGCCGTCAGCTGCATGGCCGGCGTGGGGTAGCCGAGGATAATCCCACCCAGGATCTCCTCGGCGAGCTTCGTTTTCCCCGTCCGCTCCAGACTGCTGGTGATCAGGTGGAACGGGATGTTCCCGGCGATCGCCGGCCGCACGATCGCCGTCACCAGCAGGCCGTAGTAATTCTGCCGGGATGCCTCGTTCGCGAACGGGAAATCGATCACCAAATCCTCGAGCCGCTCACGGATCTCATCGAGGTCGACGATCGGGGCAACGCCCTTCAGTTCGGTCGGTTCGTCATAGTACACACCGCATTCGTTCCAGCCGGGCTCCAGCCGCGAGAACCCCGGACCGTAGCACGGATACGACGTCACCATCCGCAGCTGACGAATCCTCCGGTCGGCCGCGGCGTGCGACAGGACCACGCCGCCGTGATCCTTGCCGCAGGGAACGAACCCAATCGTCGGCGTCGAGTCCTTGCCCGGCGGGCGGAACCACCGGCCCAGCGACATCGCCGCGTCGACGATCAGACGCACGCGATCGGCCGTAAGCGGCTCGAACCTGGCCCGGCCGTCCGCGCCGCGAATCAACTCGCCGACCATCGTGTCGCGCCGATACATCGCATCGCGCGGCAGCCGGCCGATCACCGTGTTCGCGAAGTCATCGTTGCCGACCTCGAGGTACTCGCCGGTGTCGGTGACATGAGAGCCGGGGATCAGGACGTAGTCCGTCACAGGCGACGGCTGCGGAGCCACGGGGGCCGCAGCGGACGTCCTGCTGCGAGGCGATGCCGCCCCAGCCGCCAGCCCCGACCGGATCGTCGCCTCGGCCTCGTCGGCTGGCAGGCCGCAGCCGTCGGCCGCGAGCGACAGCACGTCGACCACACGCTCACGCGACAGGGCCCCGGCGGCGACAAGCTGCCCGAGGCTAAACGCCGCCCGGTTCAACGTGTTATTCCGTGTGCCGTCGGTCGCCGTCTGCACGGCCAGGGCCTCGCGTGCGATCGCAGCCTCGGCATACCTGTCGCTGACCGGCGCGGTGGCCGTACGTTCGATGGCGTCGGGCTGTAATTTATCCAGCACCCACGCCGGCAGGTCGGCCAGTTCGACGTCGGCCGGGCTCAGCCCGTCCACGTACTCGTACCGCAGCCCGGTCGCCGGGTGCACGCTGCCGACAAACACGACCTGCCCGCCGTCGCCGCGCGTGTCGATGTGCTTGCCGAGCTTGCCGGCGCTATTGCCGAGGTTGCCGGGATGCCTGAAGTAGAGGTGCCGGTTCTCGCCCCTGGCGACGGTGACCGTTGTCGGGAGACGGTCGATGAACGTCGGGTCGGCGCCCTTGGCGATGTCGACGTCGATGACGTACACGCCGCTGACCGCACCAGTACGCAGCCCGACGTTGTAGCGCGGTAGCCAGGAGACGACGTCCTGCAGCGAGGCGCGGGGTTTGGTCGTCCAGTCCTTGAACACCGGCCGCTTGCCGTTGAGCTTCGTGAAGCTCCAGCCGCGTGCGTATCCGTCCGTGATGGCTTCGATGGCATTCATGCCGTAGGTCGCTCCGTCGTATTTATCACCCGATCAGCAAGCTCAGCCCCGACTCCCGCACCCGCTCCCACGCCGACGTGACGATGTCGTCGAGGTCGATGATGTCCTGCTCGCTGGGCGGCGTCTTCGTCGGCCGGCCGAACGTCGACTGCTCACACCGGAAGATCCATGCGAGCGACGGATGCGACACTGGCCGCTCGGGACGTCCGTCGCGTGCGACGTACAGCCGGACCACACCGATGTTCTGCGTGTACGTCTGCCCGATGTGCCGACGCAGAACCTCGGCCAGTGCATGTCTGGCTCGCACCGCGTCTCGGTTTTTAAACGGCCCGATGATCTCCGACGGCAGCACACGGTAGCGCTCGCTGGCCGCGATCAGTGCGAGGTTGATGAACGTGATCGCCTGCCCGTCGGGCACGACGGCGGTCACCCGCGTGACGTAGTCTGTGTTAATCTGCATCGCTGTCTCTCCCCGTGAAATACCCGGCCGCGGTGAACGCTCGGTCAACGTCCTCGACCGAGCGGGCCAGGATGTACATGCCGTTGAATTTCTCGATCATCGCCTGGAACCTCCGCTGCTCCGGGCTCTGCCGACCGTCAGCAGTCTTGACTTCGATCTCCAGTCGTCGGCCGTCGGGCAGGATGCCGGAGATGTCCGCCTGCCCCGGTATGCCGAAGCTGACCGTGCGCTGGCCGGTCTTGGAGACGTACCGCGCCTTGCCGGTGTTCTGCCGCCACAGCCGCAGGCCGGGGTGCGTGCCGTAGACGCGGAGGATTTCGTTTTGGATCTGGTGTTCGGTCATTACGTTCCCTGCCCCATAAGGGCCCTTGCCTTGCGATGCCCAGCCCAGCCACGCGGAGTCGTGCCTGGCCACACTATGCCCCGCGCCGCGCCGATCACTTTGATTCGAATCCCTGCCCACCAGTGTCCCGATGGACAGAGAACCTTGCGTTGCGATACTGAGCCGAGCTTAGCACCGTCAGGACTTGCCGCACCTTGCCAAGCCTATTCTTGTCCTGCCGCGACTAGTTAAGTCGTGTTACTTCATCAACTCCAGCGCCTTCCCGATCTCGAGCGGCTTGCTGGCGTTCTTCTCGATTAGCTTCTTTGTCGTGCCGCCGCTGCTCATGACAGCCAGCGTGCTCATGCCCGCACTGAGTGCGAGGTGTTCAGTCTTTCGAGCGTCGGTAAGTTTGCTCGTGTCCACCGTGGCAAGCTTCTGCACGGTTCGCTTCGAGCGACGGTGAATGATCTTCCGCTCCCGCTCGCAGTGCGTGACCTTCTCGTCGTCGTTGAGGCAGACGATGGCCCCGCCCTGTCGCACGCGAGACCAGATCATTCGCTTGGTCTTGAGGATGTACCGGGACGCGCTGGCGAGGTATCCGTAGCCCCTGCCGCCGGGTGCACAACTCTCGCCTATGACCTGCTTCAACTCTTCGTCCGTAACCTTCTTGCCCGGTTCGCTGATAGGCTCCAGGTATCCGATCAGTTTCATCGTGTTGACGTGATACCCTGCAATATTCTTGAACCGTTTCGCCTCGTCCATTTCTTGCCCCTAAAAGAAACCTTGACTTGCTTCGCAAAACCGTGACACGCCGTGCCCAGCCCTGCCGCGCCGGGCCATGCCATGCCCGGCCCGGCCTTACTTCTCTTCACTGTGCTTGAAGTTCTCGATCGTGAATCGCCCGTAGAATCCGTTGTTCCGTGGGCGGAACCGGCCCATGCCGATGAACTTCCCGGCGTGTACGAGGTACTCCAGCACCTTCTCTGGCTTGATGACCGGATCGAAGATGTAGAGTGACGCCTGTGTCCTCCACTCCCGTAGGACGGGGAACGTCTTGAACACGCGCTTGCCACCGCCGCGCTTGCCGTCGGCCGGGACGAACAGTCGTTCGCCGTCGATATCCTTGGCCTTGATGCCGAGCATCATGGGTTCGAGAACGAGGATGCCCGCTTCGAAGTGCTTGGTGAACGTCGCCTTCCCCTTACCCGGCACGCTTTCGCTCAAGTACTTCGCGACTTCCGACAGGCAGTTCTTCAGAGCCATCGGCGGGATAAACGCCTCGCCGTTCTTGTCGGCGTGGATTCGCTCACGCCATGTGCGTTCCTCGAAGTCGTCGTGCGGCTCGCCCGTGTTCTTCTTGCTCTGGATCGGGGCCGAGAAACTGAACGGGCTTACGCCCACAATATCGAACGTGCACTTGATCACTGTCAGTCCTCCCTAAAAAGAAAACCTCGCCTTGTGAAGCCAAGACCAGCCATAACGCACCTTGCCTAGACCGGCCGCTTCGTAACCATTGCCCCGCCGCCGATCTCTCGACGGCGAGACGACCTTGACTCGCGATGCCGTGCCAGGACAAAACTAATCCCGCCACACCGAATCACAATCCAAACCTCTCCGCCATAATCTTCCCCCTCACCTTCCCCACGAACCCCGTCGGCCACACGCCGAATATCGACCTATACCTATGGCTCGCCCATCCTACCCGGTAATTCTTTTCCACGGCTTCCCTTACCAACGCCTCGTACGCCAGCCGACGCGTCTCGCGGTCGTCGGGGTCCATCAGCCGGCCGTCGTGCACCATGGGCCAGCAGCCGAACCGTTCCTTAAACCGGGCCTCCGCCCACCGCTGCGGCAGGCCCATCGCCTCGCGGTGCTCCTGCAGGGCACGCCAGACCTCGGACTGGAACTCGAAGTCGTCGGCGAACTCCATCAGTTCGTCGCCGCGTACGAAAACCTCGCGGGCGTCGCCGGTGAACACGTAGCCACACTCACCACACTGGCTCGCAGATACCGGCACCAGCAGGTAGCACTCCGGGCACGACTTCAGGCCGAGCGGCTCGGATGTCCCGGTCGTCTTGCCGGCCAGCGAGTACGTCAGACGACGCGTGACCAGCCCGTGCACATGGTGGTTGCCGGCGTGATCTAACACCAGGCAGCCGGTCTTCCCCTCGCACGCTCGCATAATCCGGCCGATCATCTGCAGGTGCAGGCACAGCGACGCCGTCGGCCGGGCGATAATCGCGGCCTCGAGCGCCGGCAGATCCCAGCCCTCGGTCAGCACCTGGCAGTTACTCACGACGTACGTCTCGCCCGATCTCAGCCGGGCCAGGATCGCATCGCGGTCGGTGCTCGTGCCGTCGATGTGCTCGGCCGGGATGCCGGCCGCACGGAACGCGTTCACGATCCCCTTGCTGTGGTTCACGTCGATGGCAAAACACACCGTCTTCATCCCACCGGCTCGCAGCGTCCACGTCTTCACGATGTCGCCGGTCAGTTCGGTCGTGTTCGCCCGCTGGCTCAACTGCCCGAGAGAGTAATCTCCGGCGATCATCCGCACGCCACGCAGGTCGGGGTACCGAGCCGCGAACACGCGAGGCGCGTGCAGCGTGCCGTCGGCCACGAGCTCGTCTGGGTATGCCGCGACGATCAGTTCGCCGAAGGTGTCGCCCAGTCCTCGGCCATCGAGCCGGAACGGAGTGGCCGTTAGGCCGAGGACCAGGGCGTCTGGGTAGGATGCGAGCAGCTTGCGGTAGGTGCCGGCGGCGACGTGATGAGCCTCGTCGATCACGATCAGCCGGGCTGCGGGTTTCTCTCGCTGGCGGATCAGGGTGTCCTTGCTCGCCACCGTCACCATGGCAGGACTCTGCTGCACTGGTGCAGGACAACCCGGCATGAGAATATCCACCGTCAGCCCGTAACCACGTAGCGTCTCGGCCGCCTGCGTCACGAGTTCGCGGCGGTGAGCGAGCCAGATGGTCGGCACATCGACCTCGACCACCACGGCCGAGCCCATGACCGTCTTCCCGCTGCCGGTCGGGGCGACCAGCACGGGGCGACGCGGCAGGGCTGCCTTAACGGCGTCTACGGCTCGGCGCTGGTAGTCTCTGAGCAGCATCAGATACTCCGGTGGCTACGCCTGCACCTCGACGTACGTCACGACGTCTTCGATATCACTGGGTCGCTCGTCCTCGATGCGAGCCCAGCACGCGGGGCAGGCGACGACGTCGTCTTCCTCCTCGACCATGAATAGCCAGACGACGGGCTCTTGCTGGTGGCAGACTTCGCAGATGCAGACTCGCATAACGTTCTCCTTAAAGCCCCGCCGGCCGTGTCCAGCCGACGGAGCAACGGGGGACCACATATCATCCCTGAGTCATGGCCGCCCATCTGGCGTTGAGCGCGCGGATCTTGTCGTCCGACGCGCGGACCACTTCCTGCCTGCCCCACGAGGCGAAGTCCCATTCCTCGTAGGTCTTCGTCGGGTTGTCCTTGGCCGGCACGATCTTGCAGACAAACTGCACGCCGCCCTCGGTGGCCTCTTTGCTGAACGCCGGCTCGTCAAATCGGCCGTTGAATCCGATGGTGTCGAGCTTCGCTCGAGTGTGCGGCAGCGACTTCTCGCTGAAGAACAGCCTGATCTTCCGCTCGATTGGGGCGATGGGAACCCACTGCCGGCCGTCCCACTGGTGCTGCAGTTCAATCTGCAGGACGGCACACTCGGTGTCGTTGTCGCCTACGGTCGTCGGGATCAGGTTCAAGACCCGACCGCTGTAAGTTCCGGCTGCTGCTGGCATGTCTTCTGTCTCCTATTGCTTGTTGAATAACTGTTTCCAGATCGTCGCGTCGCCCTTGAGATATGGGATCGGCTTCGATAACACTCTTGACTTCGCCACGTGCGTCGGCCGCTCTTGCGGGTAGATCGTCCGCATGCCGACGCCGCGGCCCTTGCCGTCCTTCGCGTCAACGTCGTAGCCAACGAAGAGCAGGTGGTCGCACCACTCCTTCACGCGGTCGCGGACGGACGACTGGCCCTTCTTACCTGGGTTCTGTAGCCGCGGCTCGTACCGGAGGAAGTCGTCTCCGCTGGGGTTCGGGGCCTCGCTGGTGCAGACGTGCATCACGATCAGCACGTCGCGGCCGGCGATGATGTGCCGGTCGAGTTCGGCGAGCAGCTTCAGGAACACCTCATAGATGTGCGTGTAGCCCTTGCCGAAGCCGTAGTCCTCGATCCGGCTGACGAAGTGCCCCTTCTCGTGTGGCACGTGTTCGATCACCCACTGGCTCGCGTACTCCTCGGCCTTCGTGCCAGTGTCGATGCACACGACGTCGTACGGCTTCCAGAGTTCGTCGCTCTTCAGGGCATCGAGCATCGACTCCCACGAGTCAACGCCGTCGGCGGCGGTCAGCCGATCGACGTCAAGCTCTTTGCTGCCGTCGTCCAGATCGAGCACGAGCGGCCGTTTGCCGACGTCCTTCAGCAGTGGGATCAGTGACGACTTGCCGATGCCGCCCGTGCCGTACACGCCGATCTTCTGCGGCGATACGACGACGCCTGATCGCGGCCTAAACGTCCTGGTCTGCTTCGATTCTGACGATGCCGGAACCCCGGCCGTCGGCGCCCCCGTTGGCGGGGGCGGTGGTTTTAGTGCTGGCATGTGGTCCTCCCGTTTTTATCTCTGGCTATCTCCGTTCGAGCGCCGCCTCGGTGGCGACGTGCTCGCGGAACTTCGCGTACTCAGTCTGTAGATCTTCTATCATTCGCGGATCTCTCCCCAGCCACTCGCGGAACGCCTCGGCCTCATCGACCGACTGCATCACCGGGCCGAAGGCCCAGTCGGTCGTCGAGCAGTAGAACACTACCTCGCCGTCTACGCCTTCAAGAATGTGACACGCCATAGATCACCCCTGCGACAATGCCCGCGACCAGTAACTCCAGAGCAATCACAATGAACGCCGTGTAAATCATGTTTCCCTCTCTCATGCCGCCGCCTCCTCATCCACCGCCCACTCCGGCAGGTCGATCTCGGTGATCTCCGGCGAGTATGCGGCCCACGTACCCGTCTCACTGGCTCGCTTGTACGCGGCCAGCAGCGAGCGGTACTGCTGTCGCCCCTTGATGATCGCACGGTCGCTCAGGTGGTAGACCTGCACGGCGTACGGCGGTTCCTTCTCGCAGCAGATGAACAGGAACACCGGCATCTTCCCGAATGCCGCGAATACGGCATCGGAGTACATCGCCGCCTGGATGTGGTAGCCGTAGTCCAACACGCTGCGGCTGAACGCCTTCGGTCGTGCGTCCTGACAGGACTTCAGGTCGACGATGGCCGGCGGATCCTGGTCGGCTACGAGGTAATCCAGCCTGCACTTACACAGCACACCGGTCTCGGCGTCCTCCCACTGGATCGCAAGCTCGACGTCACCGGGGCACGCGAGGATCGCTGCCGCCCGCGGGTGCTCGCGCACGGATGCGGCCATGGCGACGGCCGCCTGGTACTGCTCGGTCGTCAACACCGGCTTACCTTGTTGCTCGGCCCACTCGGCGAAGGCTTTGGTGTCGTATCCGTACACGCGGCCGGTCCGCGGGTTGATGGGTCCGCCGACGGCGAACATCTCGTTGAAGACGCCTGGCTCCGTGGTCAGGCAGTGGAACGCGGAGCCGATGGCGAGGGCCTCGGTGTCCTCTGGCGGGGCGTCCATCTTGGCCTTCAGGTGGGCCATGCTTCGCAGGCCAGGAAACAAGAGTGATTTGTTCACGCCCGGAAGCTGCCGGTACTCACCGAATGGCATGCCGCGGTAGATCTTGGGTTTCATGTGGTCACCATGGGGGAAAATCTTGGCGACGAGCGAGACCGGAACAGATCGGCTTGCCGCCCCAGATGCTTCCCGCGCCCAACGAGGACGCGGCATCAGTCCCGTCGTGCGGATACGCTTCCGCACGTTCCGATGAATCATCCGTAGTCGTCGTCGTAGCCGCCGCCGTAGCCGTCGCCGTAGCCGTTGACGCAGCCGTCTCCGAAGCCGTAGCCGTAGACGTAGCCGTAGCCGTAGACGTAGGTTCTGACGTCGGCGCCTTCAGGGTCTATCACCGCTGAGTTCATACATGTCCCTGCCACGTCCGTGTGATCGATGTCCGCACGTTCCGATGAATCATCCGTCGCCGTCGCCGTAGCCGTCGCCGCAGCCGTAGCCGCCGCCGTCGCTGTAGCCGTCGCCGTAGCCGTCGCCGTCGCCGTAGATGTAGCCGTAGCCGTCGCCGTAGCCGTCTCCGTAGCCGTCGCCGTCGCCGTAGCTGTAGTAGTAGCCGTCGCCGTAGCCGTCGCCGTAGCCGTCGCCGTAGCCGTAGCCGTAGGTTCTGACTTCGGCGCCTTCAGGGTCGATTACTGAGTGCATAAGTGCCCCTGCCACTTCTCGGCGTCACAGTCGAGACTCATGACCACGGCCAGCTCGTGGACGCGAACCGTGCCGGCCGGGTCGAGCACAGTGTCGGCCGTCGGGCCGCCGGCGGCGATCTCGCCCAGCCCCTTCGTCGTGCCCCAGCGACGGATCACGCTGGACTTACTGACTACGACCTCGCTGCCTTCCTTGGTCACCTCGCCGACGACCACCCAGCCACGTTGCAATACCAGGATCTGAATCTTGGGCACCATGCTCGCTCCTCCTTCTGCCGCGTTCGCGGCAGTTTGAAACGACCTGTACACCACTGCGGACGCCGGGACTCGAACCCGAACCGGATAGCTATCCGTGCGCCGCAATCCATGCGGCCATCCGCACCAAACACAGATCGGACCCTGCCACCTCCCTTCATTCCATCTCGACACTGACCACGTCCGTGTGGTCGATGTCTGTCTCTGCCCCGATCCTTCGGAGCGCGTACTCAACCAGGTCGATCGCCTCGGCGCGTGCGGCGTCGATGTCGTCGCAGCACACCGTCACGCGTACGGCACCGCCGAACATCGAGACCGCGTACTCGCTCGGCTCGACGGGTACTTCGCCCGGCCGCAGGCCGGTGCGGATCATTCGCTCGACGTCCGGGTGGTTTCCTACGTTGCCTGACACGTCCGCCTCCTCGAGCCGCCTCTCGTAGTCACCTTGGCCGACAATCACGAGTGGGTCGGGCATTTCATGTCTCCGGTTTCAGGTGTGTTTATAAAAAATCCGCTTCCGTAAACAGAGAAAGTGGTGTACTATTCCGTATGCTTTTCGCGGCACGTGATTCGGTCGATCCCGCGGCGGTCGCATGCCTCGTCGAGGATGACCTCGAGCTGGTCGACCATGGCTCGCCCCTCTCGCTTCGCGAGTCGGGCAAGCCGCCGCTTGTCACGCGCCCGTACATAAATCTGGGTCGTCTTCTCTTGCATCAAGGGAAATATACACGCATCCGTGTAGATGTCAACGGATTCTTAAGGAATTCTTTAGGACGCTTGCATAAACCTATTGCCGTGCTAGGCTTATAGGCATGAAATTTATTGACAAGCTATTGCGACTGCAGGCGGAACGGGGCTATGCGTGGGCGAAGATCGAGCGCAACGCGGGCCTTTCGCGCAATCGGATCAGCAATATGATCAACCAGGGCACAATGCCTGCGGCAGACGACGGCATCAAACTGGCTCGCGCCCTCGGCGTCAGCGCAGAGTGGCTGTTCGATGA